CTTTAATCTTTTTCAAGGCTTGCAAGGGCAGCAGCAAGTCCGCCCTTTTCCTCCTTCTCCTTTACGACTCTTTCCAACTCTATTTGATATTTTTGAGAAGGGGGAAGCCATGAAAAGAGAAAAATGGATCGAAACGATAGAAAAACAGATGGAAAAGCTCGGCACGGCTGACCCATCTTATCGTTCTGCGGTCGAAACGCTGGCAGATATTTTGGAGCAGCGGGACAAGACCAAGGATGAATTCAAAAAGTCCGGCGGGATGTCCGTCATCGAATACACGAACAAGGGGAACGCCACAAACATGGTGAAGAACCCTTTGCTGATCTTGTGGGATGACCTGAACAAAAGCGCATTGGCATACTGGCGTGAATTGGGGCTCACCCCATCGAGTTTCAGGAAAATGACGGGCGGCGTAAAGGAGAAGGAGGAAAAGGGCGGACTTGCTGCTGCCCTTGCAAGCCTTGAAAAAGATTAAAGGGAAGAACTGGCCAATAGTGCAGGAGTATGCCGAAAGCATCCGGGACGGAAGGAAGGTCGCTTGCAATGAACTGCGTCAGGCGGTTGACCGATTTTTCGCAGACCTTGAAAGTGACGAGTATGACTTCGAAACGAAAGGGCCGGAGTTTTGCATCCAAATTATCGAAAAGACACTTTGCCATCAGCAAGGCGAAAAGATGGACGGGACACCGCTTCGTGGGAAGCCGTTTCTTCTTGAGCCGTTTCACAAATTCATCATCTACAATCTTTTGGGGTTTAAGCTGAAAGGCACCGATGTAGTGCGGTTTCACGAGGCCCTTATTTTTATACCAAGAAAGAACATCAAGACGAGCTTTGCTGCATCGCTTGCTTGGGCGCTTTCGCTGTGGTATCGGCGGTCGGGGTCAAAGACCTATATTTCGGCTGCTGCCTTGATGCAGTCCCTTGAAAGCTTCAACTTCCTCGATTACAACATCCGATTGATGGGCGAGGACGAGAAGCATGGCGGCTCCATTAAGATCATCGACAACAACAACGAGCACTCGATGGATGCGGAGCTTGCGGACGGTTCGTTTTTCATCCGGGCGCTGGCGGCAAACCCGGACGCACAAGATTCACTGAACTGCAACATCGCCATCTGTGACGAAATCCACGCTTTCACGAAGCCGAAGCAATACAACCTTTTCAAAGAGGCGATGAAGGCATACACCAACAAGCTGTTGATAGGGATATCGACAGCCGGTGACAATGAGCAAGGCTTCCTTGGCCAAAGGCTGCAATACTGCCGTAAGATTTTGGACGGGACCATAAAGGACGAACAGTATTTTATTTTTATCTGCTGTGCAAATCCTGATGAGGATGGGAACATCGATTATACAAACCCGGTCGTCCACGAGATGGCAAATCCGGCTTACGGCGTATCGATCCGGCCGGAGGAAATCTTAAACGACAGCTTGCAGGCGCAGAACGACCCGCAGCAGCGCAAGGACTTTTTCGCCAAGTCGCTCAACGTGTATACAAGCGCCATCAAGTCTTACTTTAACATCGACGAATTTAGGCGAAGCGACGCAAAGTATAACTGGACTATCGACGAGCTGGCGAAGCTGCCGATTGACTGGTACGGCGGCGCTGACCTTTCGAAGATGCACGACCTAACGGCGGCTGCGCTTTTCGGGAATTACAACGGCGTTGATATTGTGGTAAGTCACGCATGGTTCCCGGTGGTGCAGGCTCATGTTAAGGCCGACGAGGACGGCATACCGCTTTTTGGCTGGGCTGATGATGGGCTTTTAACCATGTGTAACAGTCCGACCGTAAACCACGCCGATGTTGTCAACTGGTTTATATCCATGCGCAAGCAGGGGTTCAAAATCCGACAGGTTGGGCATGATCGCAAATTCTGCCGAGAGTACTTCATTGGCATGAAATCGGCAGGCTTTAACATTATCGATCAGCCACAGTATTTTTACAAAAAATCGGAAGGCTTTCGACATCTTGAGCAGAGCGCCAAAAACGGAACGCTTTACTATATGCATTCCGAAGCATATGAGTATTGCGTTGGAAATGTTTCTGCTATCGAAAAGACCGACGATATGATTCAGTACGAAAAAGTAAGACCGACAAACCGAATTGACGTGTTCGATGCTTCTGTGTTCGCAACGGTGCGATATCTGGAGGCTTTGGATAAATCAAAAGCAGCAAAGAAATGGTGGGGTGATAAATGAGTAGCTTCTTCAAGCGCTTCCGCTCTCGGGATAAGCCCCAGAGCAGAGTATGTATGTGTGATGTGCAAGGATGGAAGGACATGACCTGCTCCGGCTATACGGATTTGGCTCATAACCCGGAGATTTGTGCAGCTGTTGACAGGATCGCATCTCTGATTGGCAGCATGACAATCTACCTGATGCAAAATACCGACGGCGGAGATGTGCGTGTCAAAAACGGGCTGTCCCGTGTGGTCGATATCGAGCCAAATGAATACATGGGCCGGTCTAATTTTATCCAATGGATCGTAAAGACGATGCTTTTGGATGGGCGTGGGAATGCCGTTGTTTTGCCGAAGACGAGAAAGGGGCTATTGAAACGGCTTGACCCAATCCCGTCTGCGTTTGTATCTTTTGTCGAATACGGCGAAAGAAGTTACAAAATCAGCATCAGCGGAAAAGAATACGACCCGAAGGATGTTTTGCATTTTGCAATCAATCCCGACAGCTATTATCCGTGGAAAGGCACAGGCTATAACATTGCGCTGGCCGATGTTGCAAACAACTTGAAGCAAGCGGCATCCACGGAAAAGGGGTTTATGCAAAGCGAGTGGAAGCCGTCGCTCATCGTCAAAGTGGACGCAATGATTGACGAGTTTTCGAGCCCGGAAGGTCGTGCAAAACTTCTTGACGAATTTGCATCGTCAAACAAAGCCGGTGAACCTTGGCTCATCCCGGCGGAGCAATTCTCGGTTGAGCAGGTACGACCGCTTACCCTGTCCGACTTGGCGCTGGCAGACTTCGTAAAACTTGATAAAACAACGGTGGCAACCATACTCGGTGTGCCGCCTTTTGTTTTGGGGGTCGGAGAATTTAAGCGTGACGAGTGGAACAACTTCATATCCTCCCGCATCATGCCGGTGGCGCAGATATTGGAGCAGGAATTCAGCCGCAAACTGCTTTACTCTCCCGATTTCTTTTTCCGCTTTAATGTCAGGTCGCTTTACAACTATTCTCTGGAGGAAACCATCAAGGCCGGTGCGGAGATGGTTGACAGAATGGCCATGACCCGCAACGAGTGGCGAAGCTGGATCGGGTTGCCTCCGAGCGAGGGAATGGACGAGCTGCTTGCGCTCGAAAACTACATCCCGGTCGACCGGCTTGGCGACCAGAAAAAACTAAACGGAGGAGGTGAGTAAATGCAGAGACAGGCTATTTGCCGCAGCGGAGAATTTAAGACGAGAGCAGACGACGGGAAACTGTACATCGAAGGCTATTTTGCAACATTTACGGGCGAATACCGAATGTGGGACAAAGCAATCGAGCGTGTTGACCGTGGCGCTTTCGACGAAGCGCTCGGCGATGACATAAGGGCGCTTTTGAACCATGACACTACTATCGTGCTTGGGCGCACCACCTCCGGGACGCTTGCTCTCCGGGTGGATGAGTTGGGGCTTTGGGGCTCCATCTTAATAAACCAAGCAGACCAAGACGCTATGAACGCTTACGAGCGTGTTAAGCGTGGAGATGTGTCCCAATGCTCTTTCGGATTTGACATCCTCGACGAGGAATACGAAATTCGAGAAGATGGCACGACCGTCTGGACGATCAAGAAAGTCAAGCTGTATGAGGTTTCGGTGGTCACTTTCCCCGCCTATGAAGATACGATGGTCGAGGCGAGAAAAAAAGACCTTGAAAAAATCAACGGGCGCAAGCTCGAACAATGGAGAAATGAAACCATCAAAAAACTGAAAAGAAAGGAGTGCTGACGATGGCACTGAAAGCAATTATGCTCGCCAAAAAACTGGAGATGAAGCGTGCGGCGTTTGACGAGCTCGTGGCGAAGGATTCCGAGTTTGAAACCCGCTCCGCAGAAATCGAAAAGGCAATCGGCGAAGCAAAGACCGAGGATGAGCAGAAGGCCGTAGAGGAAGCCTTGGAGAAATACACCGAGGAAGAAGCTGCTCACAACGAAGAAAAGGAGAAACTCTCCGCAGAGATCAAGGGGCTTGAGAAAGACCTCGAAGATGCAGAGAAAGACCAGCCCGAACCCAAGGGCGATCCTGAACACAAAAAGAAAGATGAAAGGAATGATTTTACAATGAACACTATCAACATTCGCTCCCTCCCCATGAATGTACGTGCCTTTGACGCTCTCCCCAAAGAACAGCGGGATGCTATCGTAGCCCAGCCCGATGTGCAGACCTTCTTTGCGGAGCTGCGTAACGCTTCCCGCAGCAAGAGAGATGTTACCGGCGGCGAGCTGACCATCCCCGTTGTATTCCTCGACCTCATTGCAGAGAATATGTATCGCTATTCCAAGCTGATGCGACGCATCCGCATCCGCAATGTCAACGGTGAAGCCCGTCAGACTATTGCCGGTACCGTTCCCGAGGCCGTTTGGACTGAAATGTGCGGCGCTATCAATGAGCTGACCTTCGGCTTTAACCAGATTACCCTTGATGGCTTCAAGGTTGCCGGTTATGTTCCCGTTTGCAACTCTCTGCTGGAGGACAACGATGTAAACCTCGCTTCTTGGATTGTCGAGATGCTGTCAGAGGCTATCGGTCTTGCCAAGGATAAGGCCATCCTGTATGGTAAGGGCGCTGGCCAGAAGATGCCCCTTGGTATCGTAACCAGACTGGCGCAGGAGAGCAAGCCCAGCGATTACCCGGCCAATGCTCCTGCTTGGGTTGACCTGCATACCTCCAATATTATCACCATCCCTACCGATTCTACCGGCGAGGCCTTCTGGGCTGCACTGGCTGTTGCCGCCGGAAACACCTTCACCCGCTATTCCCGTGGCGAGCGCTTCTGGGCGATGAACAGCAAGACCCTTGCTACTCTGCAGTCCAAGGCAATCCTTGCTACCGCTCTGGGTCGTTATGTCACCTTTGACGGCATGACCATGCCCATCATCGGCGGTGATGTGGAAATCCTCGAATTCATCCCCGACGGCGACATCGTTGGCGGCTACGGTAACCTGTACCTGTGGGCGCAGCGTTCCGGCATGACCATCGAGGCATCCAGAGAGGTACAGTTTATTCAGGATAACACCGTATTCCGTGGCAAGGAGCGTGCCGACGGTATGCCTGTTATCCCCGGCGCATTTGTTGCCATCAACATCAACGGCGCTTCCGTGACTACCTCCATGGTATTTGCGGCCGATACCGCCAACAACGCCAAGCTGTCCGGGCTGACTGTTGGCAGCATGACTTTGAGCCCTGCGTTTGACGGCAACGTATTGAGCTACTCCGCCAATGCCACCGCTGCCACCGCTGCCGTGACCGCCACTCCCGAGATGGCCGGTGCACAGGTTGCTGTTTCCTACAACGGCGCCAACGTCAAGAACGGTGGCACTGTTACTTGGCTGGCTGACGGCAAGGCCCACCCGCTGACTGTGACCGTGAAGAACGGCAACGAAGTGATGGTTTACACCGTCAATGTGACCAAAGCATCCTAAAGGGGGTTAAACTATGACAGATGCTGATATCCTGGTGATTTTGAAAGTGGATTTACAGCTTTCCACAGATGCGCTCGACAATTACTTGCTTGCGCTGATAGCATCTGCCAAAGAGTACATCACCACCGAGGGTATCGTGCTTTCCACCGGCACCGGCGACGCTATGCTGGTGGAAATGTACGCTGCCTATCTCTACCGGCAGCGCCGGGAGAAAGTGGTGGCGATGCCCCGAATGCTCCGCTGGGCGCTTAATAACCGTTTGATGGAACAAAAGGCGGGTGATCGGGTTGGATGATATCATCACGCTCATCAACCAAACTTTTGCACAGGATGAAATCGGAGTAGAGATTGCCACAGAGACAAAAACGCCAGTTTGGGCGCATCTGCAGTCTGCAACCCGTGCGGAATTCTTTTCCGCAGGTCAAAGCGGACTGCAGCCGTCTCTTGTGGCGGTCACCCCGATAGCAAATTACAGCGGGCAGAAAATAGCAGAGTGGCGGGGGAACCGTTACTCTATCTATCGTACCTATTTTGCAGATGGCGGCGACGAAATCGAACTCTACCTTGAGGAAAAGGTGGGGAACGATGGATAAGCGTGTAAAGCCCGATGAACTCGCCAATGCGATCATGAAGGAGCTCAAAACCTACGACCAAAAGGTAACGGATGGCGTAAAGAAGGAAATCAAGCAAGTAGCCAAAGAGTGCCGGGAGGACATCGTAAATATGAGCCCCGTAAAAACAGGCGAATATAAATCGGGATGGAAAGACCGTGTTGCTTATGAGGACAGCGCAGATGTGAGGATTATTGTCTATAACAAAAAAGACCCATATCTTACACACCTGCTGGAGCACGGACACGCAGGGCCCGGAGGGATCGCAAAGGGCTCCGCCCGCCCATTTCCGCACATTGGCCCCGCAGAGCAAAAGGCAGAGCAGAAGCTTATGAAAAAAGTAAAGGTGGTGGTTAAGAAGGCATGACGCTGAAAGAATTGAATTCCCTGTTAAAACAGACGAGGATGCCCGTAGGCTACGGTTACTTCAACAAACCGCAACCTCTCCCCTACATCCTTTATCGTGTCTCATACTCCAATAATTTCGGCGCTGACAACAGCGTATACCACCCAATCAACCATATACAGGTTGAACTTTACACAAAAGATAAAGACCTAACAGCAGAGGGCAAAGTCGAACAGGCTTTGTCCTCTCTGTTTTGGCAAAAGTCAGAAAGTTACATTGAGGATCAACAGTGTAACCAAGTAGTTTATGAAATCGAGGTGTAAAAATGGCTGATAAAGTTAAATTCGGTATCTCGAATGTCCATTACGCTATCCTCGACGGGGAAAATAACACCTATGGCACTCCCGTAGCCATCCCCGGCGCAGTTAGCCTGTCTTTGGAGCCTTCCGGCGATACCACCCCGTTTTATGCGGACAACATTCAGTATTTCGTAGCCGTGGCGAACAGCGGATACACCGGCGATCTCGAAGTCGCCGTTTTCCCCGAGGCATTCCTCAAGGATGTTTTCGGTTACACTCTTGACACCACCAGCAAGGTGATGATCGAGAATGCGAACATTCAGCCCAAGTCCTTTGCGCTGTTGTTCCAGGAGGAGGGCGACGCCAATGGTACCAAGTTCGTGCTGTATAACTGTACCTGCACCCGTCCCTCTCGTGAGCTGAAAACCACTACGGAGAGCGTGGAGCCGCAGACACAGACCGTCAGCATCACCGCTTCCCCGCTGGCAAACGGAAACTCCCTTGCCTACACTACGGCGGAGACCCCGGAGGAGACCGTGAACGGCTGGTACACCGCCGTATTCACTCCGACGACTGGAGGCTGAAATGAACAAAGTAATCGAGATCGACGGAAAAAGTGTAGGGTTGTGCGCTAATGCGCTGACTCCACGCATCTACCGCCACAAGGTGGGTCGGGACATTGTCCGAGACCTGCAAAAGCTACAAACAGCAGCGACATCCGAGGACGGATCTTTTTCCGTAAGCGATCTTGAAATATTTGAGGATGTCGCTTTTATCATGGCTCGGCAATATGACGGTTCCATCCCGGACAATGTTGACGAGTGGCTGGAGCAGTTTGAGATGTTTTCCATCTATAAAGTGCTCCCTGCCATTTTGGAGCTTTGGAGCCTGAACAACAAGACTACCGCTGTTCCAAAAAAAAAATAAAACAAACCGTGCGTGAGCCCACCGGGTCAACCTTTATGCTCCGCTGCGCTGAACTCGGGTTATCCGACGAAGCGCTGGAGGACATGACCTGCGGAATGGTCTACGATTTGATGATCGAAAAGGCCAACGACGCAGAACAGTATGCCATAAAGGGAAGACCCGGCGGCTTGCGTGATTTCTTCGCAGGAGGTGGTAAGATTGGCTGAAAATGTTAAAGGCATCGTTGTTGAAATCGGCGGCGATACAAAGGGATTGTCGAAAGCAATCAGCTCGCTGAACAGCGAAATCCGTGGGACGCAATCGGAGCTTAATAAAGTCAATCGCCTGCTGAAACTCGACCCGACCAATATCGACCTGCTCAAACAAAAGGAGCAATTGCTCGGGGAACAAATCAAAAATACAGAAAACAAGGTTGAAAGTCTCCGAAACGCCAAAAAGAAAGCGGATCAGGAAATGGCGGACGGCACGGAGATCAACCAAAAACAATACCGTGAGTTAGTCCGGGAGCTGACCAGCGCCGAACTGAAGCTGAAAGACCTACAGGCCGAAGCATCCAAGAGCCGTGCGGCACTTGCACAGGTTTCCGCAGTTACCGGCGAGATCGCAGAAAAGTCCGGGAATATTGCAAAGAAGTTTGCACCGGCATCTTTGGCCGTTGCTGGCGTAGGCGTGGCGGTTACAAAAGCTGCTGTAGAATTTGAAAGCGCCTTTGCTGGCGTTGAGAAAACAGTAGATGGCACTACGGAGCAGCTGGCAGCGCTCCGCCAAGGCATTTTGGATATGGCAGAAGAAATTCCCGCATCCACTACGGAGATTGCGGCGGTTGCGGAAGCTGCTGGACAGTTGGGCATTGCAACCGATGATGTGTTGGACTTTACCCGCGTTATGATCGACTTGGGCGAAGCAACCAACCTTTCCGCTGATGAAGCTGCCTCTGCACTTGCCAAATTTGCCAACATTACCGGAACGACCGCTGATGAATACTCCAAACTCGGCAGTACCATCGTTGAACTTGGCAATAACTTTGCCACAACAGAGCGCGATATTGTTGAGATGGCTACCCGCCTTGCGTCTGCTGGTACAGTTGCCGGGTTATCCGAACAGGATATCCTTGCATTGTCTACCGCAATGTCCTCGGTTGGCATCAACGCAGAGGCGGGCGGTACGGCAATGACCCAAACAATGACCGCAATAAGCAAGGCTGTGTCTGCTGGCGGTGATGATCTTGAAACATTCGCAAAGATCGCTGGTGTATCTGCTTCTGAATTCGCAGATATGTGGGGCAATGAACCGATAGACGCAATCAGTGCTTTTATCGGCGGGCTTGGGAAGATGAACGAAAATGGAGAGGACACAATCGCCGTATTGGATGAATTGGGGCTCTCCGGGATTCGCCAGTCTAATATGCTTCGTGCGTTGGCCCTCGCGTCCGATGTATTGGACGATGCTGTTACAACCGCAAATACTGCATGGGACGAAAATATTGCTCTCTCCAACGAGGCAAGCAAAAGATACGCAACCACCGAAAGCCAAATGAAAATCCTCCGAAACAGTCTCAACAACCTGGCAATCTCCATCGGTGATATCCTGCTGCCGATTATCAATAAAATCGTCGCAGGGCTTCAAAATGCAATCGATTGGTTTTCAAACCTGGACGATGGGGTCAAAAAGACGATCCTTATTGTCGGCGGTCTTATTGCGGCGATTTCCCCGATTGCAGGTATTATTTCGGGAATTGCCGGAGCCATCAGCTTTATAACTGGAACGGTTATACCGGCGCTGATAACGGCCATAAATTTCATAATTGCAAATCCTATTGTGCTGCTCATAGCGGCCATTGTAGGACTTGTTGCTTGGATTGCAACAAGTGGAGACGAGATACAAGCCATTCTCCAGCGTGTGGATGATTTCTTGCAGGGCGTATTTACGACTGACTGGTCGGAATCGTTTGGAATTTTGGGGGAAATCTTAAATTTCTTCTTCGCAACAGTAAAATCCGTTTGGGATTCCATAAAGGCCGTTTTTGACGGTATTATCGATTTTATTCGTGGCGTTTTCACGGGAGATTGGGAAAGGGCATGGAAGGGTGTGCAGGAAATCTTTAAGGGAATCTTTACGGCGCTTGTTGCCATTGCAAAAGCACCCCTTAACGGCATCATTGCACTAATCAACATGGTCATTGACGCAATCAACTGGATGATAAACGGTCTGAATAAGATCCACTTTGATGTCCCTGACTGGGTTCCTGTTTTGGGCGGTAAGTCCCTCGGATTTAATATTCCGACCATCGGAAAGATTGCTTATCTTGCCAAGGGCGGAGTTTTGTCCTCCGGCAGCGCCATCGTCGGCGAAGCCGGGCCGGAGCTGCTTACCATGTCCGGTGGCCGCGCCCATGTCATGCCGTTGAACGGAAACGAACGTGGCGGCATCACCATCGAAATGAACAACACATTTAACGGCTACGATAACGCAGCCGGTGAAGCTGCCGCAAGGAACTTGGTACAGGCGGTCAACCGTGCGCTTGGGAGGGCTTACTGATGAGAAAATTTAAGCTCCAGAACAGTGTCGGTGCCGAATGGGATTTGATGGATAAAACGGCGTACTTTAATGCGCCGGGTGGGTTAGGCTTCGGCAAAACCTACTCCACCATACAAGCCGGAAGCGCATGGCTGGTATCGGATGAATTCCTTAACCAGTATGCCGTGACAGGCGAAATGATATTCTTCGACTATTCCCGGTATCAGGCGTTTATTTCGTTCGTGACAAAAGGCCCGCTTTACCTGATGTATTCCCCGCTGGACACTTGGTACAAAATCAAGTGTGAAGTGCAGTCTGCGGATAAGTCGGAGCTGAAATCCGGCTATTTGGCAGTACCGATTACATTCCTCTGCTTCGGGACTTGGCATGAAGCTGTTAAGGTAACGCAAAGCCAAGCGCCAGACCAAGGGATTAAAAGGTACAGCTATACTTATCCTTATTATTACGCAGAAACAGCAACAGGAACTGCAAAAATAAGAAACGGAGATTTGGCATCTCCGTGCAAGCTGCAAATCTTCGGCCCGGTCGTCAATCCTGCTTGGGCGCTTATCAAGGCCGGTACCCGTGTAGCGGTCGGAAAAGTAACCGCAACAATCCCTGACGGCCACAAACTCATTGTTGATGCTGACCCTGCAACAATGGAGATCGCCGAGTATGCGCTCGACGGGACATACATCCAAAACCTGTACCAGTCCAGCGACTTTTCGACCGGAAGATTTATCTATGCTCCACCGGGAGAAAGCACTTTGACATTTTCGCACGACGGCACGTCGGATATAACCGCATATGTGGAGGTGGAGAAACTTGCATACTCTGTTTAAGTGCGAAGTATTCGCAAGGGATTTCACATTCCGAAGTTTTGCTCCGATTGAAAGCCCGGAAATACAGTTTGACTACCTTACCGTAGAAAAAACTACTCTCCGGGCTGTAAAGCTGGATGCAAAAAAGGGCGACTTTATAAGCGTCACAGACCAAAACGGGAATGTAGCTTATCAGGGAATCGTTGACGATGTGGAAACAGATAAAACGGGCGTAACGATTTCGGCGCAGCCTCTTATGTCGCTTTTTGACGCAGAGGTATATTTCGATCGCACGACCTCTGCAAATATCGAGCCTTTTATTGCTTCGATCATCCGAGATAACTTTGTTTCTTCCGGCGATGCCTTGCAAAACATATCCGGTATGACGGTGGAAACGACCTCCGAAACGACCGGGGCGCTCAACCTAAAGGACAACATCCACAGCTTTTACGAAATCATCACGAAATCGCTGACGGCTTACGGCGTGGCGGTCAACATGAGCTTTGACCCGCAGAAAAAGACGATATCCGTTAAGGTTGGTAAGGTTAGCGAAACGGCGGTAATCGAAACAAATCTACAGGCCATCGTGGATAAAAACATCATCATCGGTGACAGTACAGGCCAGCTGAACAAGGTGACCATCTACAACAAGTCCGATGAATCGCAACACATAACCTACTATCTGCATCCTAACGGCAATGTCGACACAAACAACACGGACAGAATTACACCTGTGTTTTTTGCGGCGCAGTTTTTGGAAACGGATATCAATTTCGAATCTGCTGCATACAAAAAGGCTTATGAAGCGTTGAGCCCGCAAAAGTATGACAATATGATCGAGCTGACTGCCCGCAACGACTGCGGCGTACTTGATACCTCGATGGCCATCGGCACAGAGGTTTTGGTCATTGATGGCGACAGCAGTTACAAATCGATCCTTACAGGCTTTGCAAGGTCGCAGGATGTTACGAAAATGACCTTCGGCGTTGTCCGTGCAGACCTTACCAAAATTCTAATCCTTGAAAGGAGGGCAAACGCATGATAACGCTGCTCCAGTATAACGCATCTATCGTAACTCCGACGGATGATGCGTATCTGTACAACCACATTATCAACGACAGCGGCATCTTTACTGGCGTTGAGGTAACTACACAGGGCGGTAACATTATAAATGTTTCCGATGGCCGTGGTATAATCCTCGGTCGAAACTTTGTTGTGGAAGCCCAGACAATCAATGCGACGCTTCCGACCAGCGGCTCCGTCCCAGGAAGATTGCTTATCCAAATTGACATGGCAAATACCGAAGCGCCGATTGCTTTTGTGACGCAGGCAGCCGATCCGCTTCCGGCGCTGGTGCAAGAGGACATCAACGCAAGCGGTACGGTGTATCAGCTTTCGATAGCTACTTACACCGCACAGCCGACGATGGTTTCCGATTTACAGTATGTGGCGCACACTATCAGCGCTGGAACGGTTGCAAGTTTTAACGGCCGCACGGGTGCGGTTACGCCACAAACCGGCGATTACACCGGGAGCCAAATCAAAATCCCCGGCTACAAGCAGGCTTCCTCCCGACAAAACGTGACCAGCTCCGATACCGTTACGCAAGCCATCGGGAAGATGGAGTACAAAATAAACCGTACTTTTGTGGTTAAGCAAATCTCCCTCCCTGCTGCATCTTGGATGGGCGCAGAAAGCCCTTATACCCAAACCGTTGCCATCAGCGGCATCACCGCCAACAGCAAGGTAGACATCCAAATGGATGCTACCTCCCTCGGCGTACTCATCGACAGCGGCACCTCTGCGATATGGATGGAGAACAGCAACGGAACGATTACGGCCAAAGTCCTTGGCGAGAAGCCGAGCGCAGACATGACCGTACAGGTTACGATTACGGAGGTAACAGCATGAGCGTAATTTACGGTAATCCAATTGTTACCGGGGGGGGGGGGGTAAAACTCAACATTGATTACGGTTCTACCCCGCCGAGCGACACTTCCAAACTATGGGTGCCGCTCTCGGGGAAACCGGACAAGGTGGAGTGCAGCCCATTATTGGCATTCGGAAACGAGTATTTTTCGGATTTTGTTCAATTTGATTCAGGCACATCTTATAGCAGCATTCCCGGCTCTTGGGGACATGGATTTTTAGATGGCGACTATATTTATTGGTGGGTTGCTACACAAAACCTTGCTCGTTTTAATATAAAAACAAAGGCAATTGACGCAGTTGAAACGAATTCTCTTATTACGAATATGAGTAATCCAAGCTCGGGCAGTGTCTGCTGCCAAGTTGGGCGAAAAGTGTATCTCGCTGCTTCTCAATTATCAGTAGATAGTACAAATAGATATCGTTGTGTATTTGAAATCGACCTCGATACAAAACTCGCGACATTACTTGGGCAAATTCCATATGACAGCGAAGTTGAAAATTCAATCATGTATATGGAAATGGTTCATTGTAATGGAAAGCTATATTTTTTCGGAGGGATAAGGCAAAGTTATGCTAATGTCTCTAATCAAATAAAAATATTTGACCTTGAAACGAAAACATCAAGTGTATCTTCAGCTGTTTTAAGCAACCAAGGTCGATACTATTCTGCATGCGTAGTCGGAGCAAATATTTTTATTATGGGCGGTGCGAAGCAAGCAAACGCTTTTAATCAAGTGTATAAGTATGACACATTGACTGATACTATTTCTGTTGTTGCAAGTTATCCTCAAACCGTCGCCGGCATGACGCTAATATCTACAAATAAATACATTTACTGTTTTGGTGGGGCAACCGGCTATTTTAATAATTCTACGCCAATTCCCCAAATTGATAAGATATACAAATTTGACACAGAATCATATCAATTTAGCGAACTCGACATTACTCTGCCCCAGAGAAGTATGTTTATTGTTAATTATAAAGAGTCTGACAATAAATATTACTTGTGTGCCCCCAATAATGCAACATCAGGAAGTGGTTATCCGCCCACAACAACTACATTACCATCTTATTATGATGTTTTTAATGTAAGTTCCCCTCTTACTGAAAATCATTTGTTCCTACAAGAGGACTTCGGAACAGACAGCCTCTGGTCTGCTCTCAAATCCAAAGACACCGACCTCAAGGTAAAGGTTATCAACGCCTATCTTGGTGACAGTAACAACATAGCACAATTAACAAACGCATACCTGTACGACACAGCATCCAACCAGTGGAAATCCCTCTCCGGTGAGAGCTATGTAGCAGATATGCAGAACGCACTAAATATTTTAGGGGTGAACTAAATACTCACCCCGGAAAGGGTGAATATGAGTATTTTAGGAAATCCCATTACGCTGGGTGGCGGTGGAGCTGATTTGAACATTGACTTTGGCTCCACACCTCCCGCAGACACAAGTAAGCTGTGGGTGCCACTTTCTACAAAGCCGAGCAAGATTAAGGCAGACACGGTATTGGATTATGGGGATAATATGCATGAAGAAATAACGATGGTGAATGGCGTAACATCGACTCAAGCTCCGCAGTCAAGTGTATTGGCAACAAAAAACGGTTTATTGAGTTCTGGGTATTTTGTTGATGGTAAATACATTTACTGTATTGGTAAAAGGAATAACTATCTTTTGCGATATAATATGGAAACAAACACAATGGAATATGTTGGTCGGTCACCAATAGCTGTTGAATATTCTTCAGTTGCAATAAGTAACGGGTTTGCTTATATAAACGGCGGGATAAACGTATCAGATAATATCTGGTACAATGGCGCTGTTAGAATTGATTTGACTTCTGGAACGGGTGTTCAACTTGGTACAAGTTCAAAGCTTGCCAGAGGTACTATTGGTTGGATGCAATCCGTAATAGTAGACAATAAAATATATCAGTTTGGCGGAGGGTATTCCGCCTCAAATGGTAGTGGAAATTATAATACTGTTTGGATATATGATATTGTTCAAGACAGCTACACATATGGCGCGACATTACCAAAAAGAAGTAATTCTATGTCCGCTGTTCCTGTAGGCAATACTGTGTATTTATTTGGTGGTAGAAAAAGTGTTGATGGTGGTGATGTTGGAGCTATAACCAATGAAATTGCTAAATACAGTATTATCGATAACACAACGACCGTTTTGCAAACCGTTTTGCCAAAGCCCGGAAAGTGTATGTCAGCGTGTCTTTTTGCTGGAAAAATTTATATAGTTTCTTCCCACCCAGATTCCGCATATGAAAAATATAATTATCTTTGTATTTTCGACCCAGCGACAGAGACAATTCAGAATGTTGGTCAAATAACAAATAAAGAGTATTATGGAATGGGTGCGTGTGGAGCATATGGAACCTCCATATTTTTTATATCAAATTCTACTACCGATGCATCGGTGTTAAAGGTTACTCCAAAAACAATTCTTGATAAGGATGTTTTGTTTATTCAAGAAGCATTTATACCAAAAAATAAAATTGCATTGGTAAAAAGCAAAGATGCAGAAGTAATGTGTGATGTTGAAAGTGTGTGGCTTGGAAATGACGCTAATTATGCCGATAGGCAAAGCGCGTACATCTACAACAATGCCACATCTCAATGGGAATTGGTTGATGGAACATCGGTTACGGCAGATGCGCTTAATGCTCTTAACATTATGGGGGTGAACTAATGGGCTATTACACCGAAAAAGCCAAAGAAGTAAAAGCGAAGCAGGAAGCCGAAGTGAACGAACTGTTACAGCTTATCGCTGATGCAGTAGAAGAAAAATACCAAGAAGATATGGAGGTCATCAACAATGTATAAGATGATGAAAAAGCTGATTGAGAAGAAGTTTTACAAGACTGCTGACGAAGCACAGGGCAAGCTGGATGTATTTTTTGCCTGTAACCGTCTGACCGATGACGAGTACAGCGAGCTGACAATGCTGGTGGAGACTACCTATACTGCGGAGGTGTAAGCCTATGGAGCCGAGCGTTATTGTCGCAGTCGTAACTGGCATCGCATCGGTCGCTGCCGTAGTCATAACAAACAACAAAAGCAACATGGAGCGTGACCACAAGGCCGATATCGAGCGAGCCGTGACCAACGAGAAGCTGGACGAGCTTACGAGAGAGGTCAGACGGCACAACGGCTTTGCGGAGAGAATACCCATCTTGGAGGAACGGACAACATCCCTCACAAAAAGAGTAAACAACCTTGAACAGAAGAAAGGAGCATAACTATGAACGAATTTGTAACTTGGGCATCCCTCGGCACTTACGCAGGTGCAGTCATGATGGTCACCATCATCACCCAGTTTTTGAAGCAGACCCCCCTGCGGAACATCAACACTAACCTCTTGGCCTATATCGTTTCCGTACTTATCCTCGTGGGCGCAGAAGCGTTTACAGGAGCCGAGCTGACGGTGCAGGGCGTTATCCTGTGCCTGCTCAATGCGGTTATCGTGGCCTTGGCTGCCGGTGGTACTTATGACGCTGCTACGACCGGCATGGTGAAAAAGGTCAAAGAGGAGGAATTCCCTCTTGAGGAGGTGGTGAAAGATGCCTAAAGTGTATCTTTCACCCGAACGCAGACCGGCTCCCCATGCTCCGTACTACGGCTTTCCGGGCGTGTACGAGCATGATGTGTGTGTAGAGATCGGCGCTTATTGCGCCGAGGCTCTCACCCGCTGCGGGTTTGATGTGATGGTCGCATCCCCCAACAAAACGATGCAGGAGCGAGTAGCCGAAAGCATTGCTTGGAAATCCAACCTCCATATGCCCATCCATACCAATGCAAGCACTGCCACCCTGAAAGAGGGGACTGCACAGGGGCCGACCGTCCTGCGCTACGGCAGAGCCGGAGGCATCAGCGACCGAGCTTGCCAAATGGTCTACCGCAGACTGATGGAGATTTACCCCCGGAACACCCACCGAGGGGTCTATCAGAAGGACGAGTTTTACGAGATCGGCAGAACCCCCATGCTTTCCATCTATCCCGAAATCGCTTTCCACGATAATGGGCAGGATGCCATTTGGATCGTGCAAAACAAAAAGCGCATCGCCGAGGCACTCTGCAAGGGCGTGTGCGACTGGTTCGGCGTGACCTATAAAGAGGAAGAAAAGCCGCAGACCGACTGTGACAAACTTCTTGCCGAGCTGGAGGAAGTCAAAGAAAAATACAGAACCGAACACGCATCCGCACAGGCGTTGCGTGGCAGAATTTTAGCCGCCATCGAACAGTACGATACGGCGGCTGAATAACTCACTTTGTAACTCACTTTTATTCCGAAAGTGTGTTTTTTATTCCTTTTGTGCAGGAAAAGAGAGCGAAAAACCCGCTTAAATACTGCATTTTCCGCATATAGCGCTTAATGCGTGTGGGTTCGAGTCCCACCACCGGCACCATCGAAAAAGCCCAGTTTCAAGCGGAAAACTGGGCTTTTTCTTTTTGCCTGTAACTCACAAAATAACTCGCTTTTATTCCTGCCTATCAAGAATAGATGAAAAAGTGTTATCGAGGGCACCTCTGATTTGCCCCTCCATACCTGCCACATTGTGCCCGTAAACACCGAATGTATCCATGCTTTTTGAGTGCCCAACCAATTTTTTTACCCATCCCTCTGGTAGCGATTGGGCGATTGATACAAATGTGTGGCGAAGTTCATAAGGCGTTGTTTTGGGAATTCCATTCGTTCGGCAGTAGCGGAAAAAGTTTTCTCTGTAGTGCGGAGTGTTCTTTATATTAAATAAGTAAAGGCCATTTGATTGCTGCAACTGATTGTTTACAATCTTCTGTGCAAGCTCTCCAAGAAAAACGCTGCGTATTGCATTTTCGTTTTTGCCTGTAGTGATTTCGTTTATTTCGTTTATCGACCGTCTGATTTCAATTTTCCCCTGTTTTAAGTCATTTACCATTATTCCACGCAATTCGCCGGGGCGCAGACCGGTAAGTACCTCCAGCCGATAGGCGTTGATATATGGGTCAACAATCTTTTTCCCCCGATACATGGTTGTATCGACCGAAAACAGCGTAATAATGTCCTCCGGCTGGAGGATATTCCGGACACCTACTTGCGCTCCCTTCGGGATTGTGATGTCCTCTGGCGCATAGCTTGTCAGTTTCATTTTTCGGAGATATTTGCAAAACGCGACGAGATCAGCACGCAAGCTGCGCAAAGTCTTTTTGGATAGGCTTCCGTTGTGATAGGCACAGTCGATAACCTTTTGCAAAATCCCATCGCAAAGTGCATCTGCCTTTAGGTGGCCTATCCTTGGGTCAATCCATTTTCCCCAGCGGCTTTCCTGCGGCCGCCAATTCGATTGCGAAGTCCGAATTTTAAGCTGCTCCATATAGCTTTCGTGCAGCTCTGATAGGCGCAGTTTCGTTCCGCAGATACCAGATGCCAGCCATTCGTCTGCTTTTCGGTTCGCTTCCCTCTGCCCTTCTCTTCCCGGTCGGCTGCTTGTAAATGTTTTTCTTACGCCATCTTTCTGTACGGCGATCTGCCAGCGGTTCTGCTTCTCAAGCCACTTTGCCGTATTTGTCCTTTCTTTCATTTTCCCCTCCTGATAGACAACCGCCCTCGTTTCCGGGGGCGGTATTCTTTTACCAATAGATTCTTATATATGGTTCATAAATATCGGTGTAATCTTCTCGTTCTTCTACCGCTATTGCTTTTTCAAAAATGACATACACAGGTTCTTGTTCATCCAGCTTTTTTGCAATTTTAGACGGGATATTCCCAATCCTATCGCCGTATACTGCGATATATCTTTCATTATCCCAGTCGAACTCTATTTTTATTTCTTCTCCATGTTCCAAACTCGATATTATATCTTGGCAATCATCAGATTTATAAGCAGTCAATGCAACTACCGTTTGTTCTCTGTATTGGTACTGTTTTTCCTTGTCTCTGAAAAAAGCAATTTCTACTTCATATTCTCCTGCCATATCATCTGCCTTTTTCAGGTATACAACAACAGGGTCACCTCGCCTCGCATAGTCTGAAAACATGTCGAACTTAAAGTAGAGATCGCCAGCATATTCTCCCCCATAAAGTAGCTTTACCTTTCCGTCCCCCAACTCCCATTTGAATTGATGGTTGGTTTGTAATGAGGTATCTTCAATAAGGCTGTGAACAGCTTCCAGATTAACCGGCGTGAAACCCGCTATGTATTCATACGAGAGATGTTTCCCGTTGTAAGAATCGTGCTTGATATAAGATATAGTTGATTTTGTTTTTGTGGCTTTAACTTTCTCCCTTTTTTGCTTTTTCTTTTGGACGGTGTTTGAATTTTTTTTGGCGAGATTTTTTGAAAAGCCAGCGGTGATAAGGAGCGCGTAAATTACAAGCCCGATGCCCCCGGTAATCTTGCTGTCTCCAAAAAGTAATGTCAACGAAAAGATGAAGCCAATTACACCAACAATGATAAGCGCTACCCTAACTTTTTTGTTTCTCATCTTAAAGTCCTTTCTATTGTACGCAAAACAATGTACGATTATATTCGTAACGAACATCTGTTCTTAATCCCGAATTAAACCGTAGTTAAGGTTCTTGGCATCGACCAGGACGAGATATAAAATCATCATCGCCAGCAGGACGAATATAACTGCAAAAAGCGTGTTGGTCAGCTTCCGGCGCTGGCGCACCTGCTCTTTCAGCACCTCTATCATTTCTTCGCTGCTCTGGCTGTCGGCTTTGTTATAGACTTCCCGAACAAAATATTT